TTCGCATTCGCGTTTTTTTTGCATTAGAATATTATAATATACTCACATTATAAAGTAATGAAATAAAACGCTAGCCAAACTTTATATTAGCATTTCCTTATATACTAATATTATTAAAAACCGCCTGTGCAAAATCCTATGATCGTTTTTTGACCTTTTCAATTAACACCTGTGCGCCACTGTGCTTATAACAATTAAGGCAATCAATACATTTTTTCCCTGTGCAATTGTCCTGTGCGTTTTCTTCTGTAACAGTATTAAACACCTTATCAAAATGCTTTGGTATTTCATTAATAACCTTATTGATAATAGGGTTGGAATAAACTAGGATTAGATTTTTTGGCTTTTTATATCCCTTTAGTTTAAACACCCAATTAACAATGTCTCGGCGTTTAGTGAAAAGCGTCAAAGTGGTCTGGGGGTTTTTCTTTGCCAGATTACTAAAGTTTAGAAAATGTTTATAGTTTATTAACTCGCCGTGGCCGTGGCCGCGACACCATGCGAGATTCAGAACGGGCAGATCATCCGGGTGAATATGGCGCTGCATTAAATCCGTATTACGCTGAAACTTCGGAACGCAGTTTTTTCTGCTGCCCTTTAGCATTTTCATACTATAACATTCTGTACAAATTACGTCTGATTTACCAGAGTTAAACATTTTACCGCAGAATTCATTACTTACGGTATTAGTATTAAAAGACGTAATCCCCGTCATTTTTCCCGTCATGACTGACGGTTCAATAGTATCCATGCCCCTAGTCTAATCTAGGTCATAATCATCTGTCAACAAATATTTTTGACGTTTATAAGCGCCTAAAGTTCTAAGTTTAGAAAGCGAGTTTTTATTTCTAGGTTTGTTTTTAGGGTCAAACTTAAACTCTGAATTTCTACGCTTTCTTGTGTGTTCTCTTTGTGATTCGCTTGACATAGTATTCATATAACAATGGTATCACAAGTGAAACCCTGTGTCAACCCCTCTATAGGGATCACTAAGCAATGTTAAATACTCCTTTAAAATCAACTACTTGTGTGGGATAATCCTGTGACCTTTATAGATTTCCAACTATCTCTCTTAAGGTCATCTAATTCAGATTCCCTTCTTAAGGTCTCATAAGTAAAACTGGCACGATTCTTGCAATATATATAATATATATATATTAATAATATTAACCTATATATATATTTATTATAATAAGGGGACTACTTACTTGTGGATAACTTTCTGTTTTAGTATTAATATCAAGTATTTAAGGTGTAATTATCCTGTGGATAACCCTGTGGATAACTTGTGTATAACCTGTGGATGATATTTCTCCATTACTAAGGCCACTCTTGTAATCGATTAACTGATTACATAAAACCGCTGTCGTTCACTAAACCGTGCTTTAGAAGAGGGGCAATGTGTAACCGGTTACATGGTTACAATCCCTATATATAATAGCATTGGGGAAGCCTGATTTTAGTCAAAAACAGGTAAATGCGATAAAAAAACCATGAAATTGCCATAATTAATTCACCTGTGGAGGTATTTGTGTGGTATACTCTCTGTATGAGTGAGATAAAAAAGGCAGATTCCTTCTTAAAAACGGTTAGAAACCTTGAATACGAAGTTATCGCAGACAAGGGCAGCAAGCCACTTGATTACTACAGGAACAGATGCCTAAACTGGATTGAAAAAATCCAAGGCCTGTCCTTGACAGCAGCAGACAAAGAATGGTATCTTGCCCAAGCGTTCAGTGTGTACCACAAATTACAGGATAGAACTGATCCACCGGGAACCCAAGATACTCAAAATAGGGAGATACCAGCAAGCAATTTAAGAGAGCAGGATAAAACATTGAAGTCTAGCAGAGGCTATGCTAAGATGAACTGGTCAGGTATCGGATGGTCAAAAACAACCACTTCTGATAACCTTAGAGGTTGGTACGGGGGTTATAAGATAGGAAAGAATTACGTTAGAGGAAAAGACCTAAGTAAATCAGATTATTGGGCAGTAAAAAAGGAAAAGAAATGAGTTTTATTGACAAACCAGATGCACCGAATATTCGTAAGGGCGATTTAGTTCATACTAAACTAGGGCCGCCCCAAGGTATGTGGGTAACCGTTGAAGATTACGAGCCATACTACAACCATGTTTCTTTTGAATGGGAACATCATTACTACTGTTACGATGATGATGTGAATGATCTCTGGCTTGACTTAACGGAGATTGATGAAGTTTGTACAGACTATAGAGGATTGTAATGGAAAACATTAGCATCGAAATACTTTCTGAGTATTTGATTGCGGAACAGTCTAATTGTATAAAATCCGCTAACTTTTTTACGAAGGAAGTTCTAGACCATTATTTAGTAGGTGACCACGTAACAGGCATAAAAATGCCATTCGGGGATCACCAAAAATTTAGGCTCAGGAATGGTGAATGCACAATACTAGCCGGTATTAACTCTGCTGGTAAGTCCTTGTTTTCTGGTCAAATAATGCTTAACGCTATGGAACAGGGATACAAATGTCTATCTGTCTCTTTAGAGATGTCCCCACGTTCTCAGATCGCGCGTATGTGGCGACAGGCTTCACTGAAAGTCCAGCCAGAAATTGACTTTGGATTAGGGTTTAACTCTTGGGCTAAAGATAAACTATACTTCTATGACAAACAGGGAACAGTAGACCTCCCCACCTTGATGGCTGTGATTAGATACGCAATAGACCATTACGGCGTGTCGTTCATTCTGGTAGACTCCCTGATGACAATAGGAGGGATCGCTAACGATGATTACACAGCCCAAAAGAAAGTGGTCTGTGAGATCGCCGACGCTTGCCGTGATCTAGATTGCCACATTATGCTGGTAGCCCATGCCCGTAAATCCATGAGCATTAGAGAAAAGATAGACAGGTTCTCTATCCGTGGGGCAGGAGAGTTAGCAGACAGGGTTGACAATGTGATACTAATGGGTAGATACTACAACGAAGGTGAAGACGAGCCTGATGCTTGGGTGCAAATATCTAAGGCTAGGCATTGGGACATGGCAGAATGCGAATTCCAAATTGATCTATGCCCAGAGTCTCTTAATCTGATGCCGCAAGGACAGATACCAAGAAAACTAAACATGGACGATTGGATGTACGAACAAGAAGATGAAGAGGAAGAATAATGAGCGCAAACATTGACGGGTACAATACCCCTAGAAGTTCCACTCTAAAATCTGCTCTTGAGAAAAAGGTAGAAAAACTAGAGGCTAATCAAAAACTTTTGTGTAAAGAAATCATTCCCTTGTTAAAAGAGTCAATTAAATCTAGAGAAAAGATAATGGAACTTGTAACAAGGATAGAATGCACTATTATCGCTAACAATGCTATAATAAATTCGTATGGAAAAAAAGAAAGGGTTTTTGCTTCAACCTTTGCTGACCGCTTAAAACAAGCCAGAGAGAAAAAAGGAATGTCCCAATCTGATTTAGCGCGTTCTTCAGGCCTTACTCGTTCTGTCATCAGTAAATGGGAGAATACAGACTTTGGCTATCCTAGCGGGCCAGCCTTGCGAAAAGCAGCCAATGCTCTTGACATTTCTGTTGACGACCTTTTGGGATCAACCAATGAGTAACTGGAAAAACTTTGAGCGCAGGGTAGCCGCTATCTTTGGCGGCAAAAGAATCCCTGTCAACGGCAGGGCGGAACTAGACATAGATCACGATGTGTATGGTATTGAGTGCAAGTACCGAAAGAATTTACCAGAATGGCTATTTGGGAATGCCGTGAAACAGGCTTTACAAGGGTCTAGGAAACGTGGTATACTACCCATAGTAGTGATAGGTAAGTACAACAGTCCAGATATATTTGTATTGACTAGGATTGATGATTTTTTAACTGCAACAAAAAAGGAAGATTAAATGTTGAAACTCAAAAGGAACGTGCAACAGAGCGTTATCATTCATCCCAACGATGACCCGGATAACTGCATTACGGTAACTGTCTTTGACACTGCGCCGGGTTCAGTTGGATTAGGGTTTGAAGGTGACGGATTCCGTGTGGTTCGTTCAGAAATATGGGGCAGAGACTTGGAGGATACCTCTAAGCCTTTGGATATGGTTTCTTACGCAAACAAGGTTTTAAAGGGGGTGATTGGTGGATAGCATTGAGATTGCTTTAAAAAGACCTTTTGAAGAACATGAGGTTCAATGGCGTGAGGGCTACGGTAAAAACAGTAAGGCGCTTGCCTATATTACTGCGCGTACCGCTCAAAACAGATTAGATAAAACCTTTACACCTGCCGGTTGGCAAGTCTCCTACGATTATCTGGGAGATAGAATGATTTGCACTGTCTCCTGCCTAATAAAAGGCAACTGGATCAGCAAGTCTGATGGCGCTGGAGATACTGGTATAGAAGGAGAAAAAGGCGGCATCTCAGATTCATTCAAGAGGGCCTGTGTCGCTTGGGGAATCGCTCGTTATCTCTATTACCCCAGCGCTTTTGATGTTAATCGTGTGCCAGCAAAATGGGCCACACCAGAGGGGTATGATGAGATCATGCAAAAACGTCTTAACGAAACAATAGGGGAGTGGAAAAATGAGTACGAAAGCGCGTCTTAAGAACAAGAAAGAAAAGCAGTATGATGAGTTGCAGTTAGACCAAGCAAGACGAGCATTGGCTGAACAGGCTGTAAAGTTTGCCCAAGAGTTTGCGGAATGTGATGGGGATGTGTTCTACTCTACCTATCAGGACTTTTCTAACAAGGCTTGGCATTACGAAAGAGAAAAAGATAATGCCAAAATGACTAAAGTCGGGCCTAGTTGGGACTTTGAAAACAATGTCTGCGGAGCGTATAGATACAATGAAGTTTAGAACAGAACTAGGTCAGACAATATTTAAGCAGAAGTACGCTAGTAACCCATACGAGACTTGGGAGGACAAGGCGCATAATGTAGTTAATAACGTATGCGGAACGTATGAGGGGAAAAAGAATAACCTAATGTCCAAGTCTGACCAAGATCAACTGGTTCAGTACATATCTGACTTTAAGTTTATGCCCGGTGGACGCTACCTGTGGTACGCTGGTAGGGAGGCTAGGTTCTACAACAACTGTTACTTGCTACGCCTTGAGGAAGACTCAAGAGAGGAGTGGGCTGGGGTAACAAAAAGGGCAATGTCCTGTCTTATGACAGGCGGGGGTATTGGGGTAGATGTATCTATAGCGAGGCCGTCTGGAAGACAACTGCGACGAACAGGGGGCGTTGCGTCCGGGCCTATTCCGCTGCTCTACACTTTAAATGAGGTGGGCAGGAACGTAATGCAGGGTGGGTCAAGGCGATCCGCCCTGTACGGTTCAATGAACTGGCAGCATGAAGATGCTTCTAATCTTCTTGAAGCCAAGAATTGGCATAACATTAAGGCTGGTGATACCACGCTGGCAGAACTAAAAAAGGCAGACTTTAATTTCCCCGCGCCTTTAGACATGATGAATGTCAGTCTAAACTATGACGATGCTTGGCTCAACACTCCAGCGCGAGGCTCTGACCCCATCTTTGTCAAGAATGTACGTCAGGCAATGATGACAGGTGAGCCGGGATTTAGTTTCAACTTTGGGGATAAGCAGAATGAAACGCTACGCAATGCGTGTACAGAAATTACGAGTGAGGATGATTCAGATTGTTGTAATTTGGGAAGTGTTAATCTTGCAAATATTGATAGTATTGAAGAGTTTCGTGAAGTCGTTGGGCTTGCGAGTAAGTTCCTTGTGTGCGGTCTTATCAGGGCGCAACTACCTTACGAAAAGGTGGAAGAAGTAAGGCAGAAGAACAGTCGTATAGGACTTGGACTTATGGGTATGCATGAGTGGTTACTTAAGCGTGGCTATAAGTACGAGATGGTAGACGAACTTAAACAGTGGATGAAAGTTTATGAACGAGAAAGCAAACGATCCTCTGACGCACATTGTGACAGACTTTTTCTCCAATGTCCTAAAGGATACAGAGCAATCGCTCCGACAGGGACGATTAGCATTCTCGCGGGAACAACCTCTGGAGTGGAGCCGATCTACGCCGTGGCATACCGCAGACGCTACCTTGCGGATGGAACAAGGTGGAAACATCAGTTTGTCGTTGACGGTACGGCCCAAGAACTCATCGACTCAGGAATAAAACCGGATAAGATTGAGTCTGCCGTAGACCTAGCCTTTGATCCTGAACGTAGGGTGAAGTTTCAGTATGAACTACAGAAGTATGTAGACCATGCGATTAGTTCCACGTTAAACCTCCCTGCATGGGGAACAGAATCAAACAACGAGGATACTGTGGTGGACTTCCAGAAGATCATCGCCAACTACGCGCCCGGATTGAGGGGCCTTACAGTGTATCCTGATGGCGCTAGGGGTGGGCAGCCTATAACCTCAGTGCCTTATGAGGAGGCTCACAGTAAGCGTGGCGTGGTATACGAGGATAACTCTGAGGAGCAATGTCTATCGGGAGTGTGTGGAATATGAGTGACACAAATCAAGTTGTGGTGTTAGGGTTTCTGTTCTTGATAATGTTATTTCTTTGAGGGGGATACACATCTTTATAGAAAAGAAAAAAAGGTGGGAATGCAGGAAATACCTGAATTGGGTTTCCACGCTACCTTGCTCGTCATGCGGCATAGATGACGACACCATTGTGGCCCACCACCTTAAACACCGTTGGGCTCCATGGGGAGGCGGAGGGACAGGCCTGAAGGCTAATGATCATCTGGTAATGCCTTTGTGTTTTACTTGTCATGACAAAGCACATAGCGGTGACGCGGATGTGCTAGACTGGCAACCACAATTCATCTTTAAGACGCTTGACAAGGCCTTTAGGGATGGTGTACTATTGTTCAAGGAGGCGTAACATGATTTCAACAGAAGACGCAGAAGGAGCCTTAGAGTTTATGTACGACAACTGCTCTAGGCTTGCGGAGGCAAAGGCTCAGAAAGAGCAATTAAAAGAGTTTAAAAAGATAGAGTCTTCAAGGCTTTTCTTAGAGGCTCCTAAAGGCTCTGTAGCAGACAGGCAAGCGTGGGCGTTCTCCCATGAAACATACAAAAAGTTAGTTGACGGAGAGAAAGAGGCCCTTAGAAAAGAGCATGAACTTACCATGAGGTTTAAAGCAGCGGAGGCTACGATAGAGGTATGGAGAACAATGCAAGCAAACGCGAGAACAGAAGCGCGGGTGTTATAATGAATCCACTAGACGTAATGGATGAAGAAGATGCTTCTCAGTACGAGAACTTCTACCAAGACCAACTGCTACAAGAGCAGATTCAACAAGAAAAGAGGACAAAACTTATGTGGGACGGTACTCCTAAAGATAACGAGATAAGGTTATTCACCAACAAGTACAAAGAGGACGGGGACAGAAAACCCGACCTTACAGGCACAGGCTTAATACGGGGGGTAAAGACAAAAGCCGCCGCTTGGATTAACAAAGACAAGAACGGTAACGAATACTTTAACATTAAGTATTCTGACCCCGACCCAAAGTACGACAACTCCAGTCCTAGCGACAGGCCCGCTGTACAGTACGCAAAAGATGACGTACCCTTTTGACCACTAGCCATACCATCGACTTCGCTAACGGGGAGTCTTGTACTTTAGAGTTTGATGGTTCAAACCATGAGTACAGGCTCTCTGATAGCGGGGAGGTAATACCTTCCGCCACTCAGGTGTTAGGTATAATAGCCAAACCCGGCCTAGTGTATTGGGCGGCCTTAGAGGGCGCTAAACACTTTAAAGCGTCTGTTGCAGAGGTTAACGTCTTTAAGGAAGAGTCTGCATACAACCCTGTGTACACTTTTGGTGACCGTAGTGTAGAGGATGTTGCTAAAGGTATATCAAGCGCTCACTCTAAAGTTGCTAATGACGCTGCTGGAATAGGCTCTGTAGTACACAACTACATAGAAAGGTGTATCAAGTTTAAACTTAACGGAAAGGTAAAGGCTCCGTTAATGCCTTCTGATGAACAAGCGCAGAAGTCTATTAATGCTTTTCTTGACTGGCATAAATCTAACAATGTTAATTGGATTTCTTCTGAGGAAAAAGTTATGCACCCTCAGTTAAAATATGCCGGGACTGTAGACGCTGTGGCAGAGGTTAACGATGAGTTCTGTGTGATAGACTTTAAGACTTCTAGCAAGGTCTACCCAGAACATCATATGCAGTGCGCCGCATACGCAAAAGCGGTTGAACTGATCTATGATCGCGTGGTGGACTGTACATATGTCTTAAGGTTTGACAAGAAGACAGGCAAACATCATGTACATAGGTCAGAAAGAATAGGGGAAGATTTTATGGCGTTTCGCGCTGCAATGGTTTTAGATCAAAGATTAAAGGGGAGTGCCCGTGGAAAAAGAAACCGCAAAAACAATGACTGAAATGCTGTGCTTCCATGTTGACGCTGCTTTAGTCTTATCAGAGCATCTAAGTGACGACACTCAGTTCCTTTCGCTTGTACGAAAAGTGTTGGAGGGTAGGTCTTCTGAATCACTGTCTGTGGAGGAGCAGGCTCTTTGGGAAACTGTGAAGGACTTGTTTGACAGGCCTAGCCAGTTAAACTAAGTGTTAAATTGGGGGAAGGGTTCAGCATTTATGTTTGGCAGAATAGAGGGCGACGACAATTACAGGGTAGAAAGAAACCGAACTGCTGACGGAAAGAAGTGGAAGTTTATGGTGTCCGATAATGTAACCTACAGGTATGTGGATGATAGGGAATTCCACAACAAAGAAGATATGGAAAAGGCTGCATTAGAATGGGTAAGAAATCACAAGCAAGGTAAAAATAAATCATGAATCTTTTAATAATCGGTGATCCACACGCTCACCCTGATTACGACAACGACAGGTTTACCGCTCTTGGCGAGTACATAGTTAAAGAGCGGCCAGAGCATATCATATGTCTTGGCGACATGGCTGATATGCCGTCCTTATCTTCTTACGACAGGGGTACTAGGGGGTTTGAAGGGAGAAGGTATAAAAATGATGTAGAGGCCGTTATAGATGCCCAAGAAAAATTCTTTGCACCTATTAAAAAGTATAACGATAACAGGAAGAAAAATAAAACAAAGCAGTACAAGCCAAAACTATATATGACGCTAGGTAATCATGAAGATAGAATCAGTAGGGCAACTAACTCTTCTCCTGAACTGGACGGCGCTATTTCAATAAACGATCTACAGTACAAAAAGTTTGGATGGAAATGCACCCCGTTTAAAAGAAGCGTTACAATAAAGAATATAACTTTTAGCCATTACTTTACTACTGGTGTGTCAGGTAGGCCTATCAGTTCAGTCCATGTGGGACACGCTTTAGTGTCTAAGTTACACTGCTCTGCTGTGCAGGGTCACTCGCATTTGTACAACCATGCAGAACAGTCTAGGCCTGACGGTCAAAAAATATTTGGTTTAAGCGGGGGCTGCTACAGTCACCCTAACTACAGTGAGAACTGGTGTAAGGACACCGAGCATCAATGGTGGAGGGGTGTTATAATGTTAGAAGGGTTAGACGGGGAAGGTTACTACGATGCGATTAGAGCAATCACTCAAAGAAAAATTATGGGCGGAAGATAGGAGGCGTTGCTTTGCTAGGCACTGCTGGCGACACGCCCAAGAGATAGCGCCATCAGGCCTTAATTGGGCGCAAGTTTTTGAGAAGTTGGAGGGTATTCCTCTGTTAGAATATGGCGAATCCGAACAACAGCGCCAGAAGGAAATGCGTGAAGACCATAAAGAACGGGGGGTTCAGACTGACATTCCCCTGTGAAGTCATCAGGGTCTAGAGTATTAGCAATGACTACCGTATCATCATCTGCATTTACAAGCCACCCAACAGAAAAAAGGGTGGGACAAGAAATCTCCTGCTCCCACCCTGCTGTTGCAATTATATCTCGCCACTCAACAATTACTAAAGGTTTGTCTTTCATCTCATAAGTGGATTAGGGTGTTTAGGCTCCCTACCTTTCATTTTCACAGGGCCGGGGAGAAACCATCCAAGCACCATTGGGATTATAACTACGAGAATAAGTAGCCAGCCTCCCATCTCAG